CGCTATAAGTATGAAACCCTTGAGCCTCGAAGCTGTGGATACGAACCATTCCACCGCAGGTTCCTCTGGCATGGCTATGATATCCAGTGGGGCGACCTACCCGAATCGTGGCAACCCGAATACGAGAACAAAGAAGATATCCCAAAGGGTTGGGAGATTGTCCGAGTAACTGAGGTCTACCATAAGGGCTTCAAGTTCGGCGCAAAGAAGTCCGCCTTGGGCGAGTGTCCCATGTCAGTCTTCGTCAGCAAGGTCAAGAGAGAGCAGCCGGATAACCAACCCATCAACGAAATCGTTTCCAGCGATACCGTGGGCGAGTATGTCATAACTGAAGCCCTTCCCGCCTGCCCAATCATCATCGACTCGTTCCTCGACGCAGCCCCCAACGAAGATGTCCCTGCGCCCGAAGTCCTCTCCTGGATTCCCCTGATGCGGATGATTGTCCAGACCCTTGTACAAATCACCCGAGAAATATCTACCGTCAACAAGACCGTCCTCTACGACAAGAACGCAGTCCGGGAAGACGCAATCGAAGCCGTTCAGAATGTCGCTCCCGGCGGAACCGTCTTTGTCGGTGTCGATGTTGACGATACTCAGCGTGGTGTAAACGCCACCATGCGACCCGTAGAGCAGTCTTCCATCCTCAACGAGTATCTCGCTGCCCTACAAACCTACATGCGTTTATTCGATGACGTTACAGGAGTCATGCCCCAGAACCCCGCGCAACCCCCCCGGAAAAGCGCGACTGAAGCTGCCTCCATTACTGAATCGTCCAACCGGCGAAATCAGGATCGTCTCGAAGTCATGGCTCTCATGTGGTCCCGTCTCACACAGGCATCGTTCAAATTCCAGAGGGAGGTTCTTGGTCGAACCGTTGACGTTCCCCTCGCTAACGGTGTGACCCGAACCATACCCGTCCCAGACCCCATAGCAGCATGCTTCTCGTTTGATGTTGATCCTGTGGAGATGGGCCACATGGCAGCTCGTGGCGACCTGAACGCACTAATGCAGTGGTTGAATGTTACCACGACCACGCAGCAGACCTTCGCCCAGGGCATGCCCCGCATGACTCGTGAAGCTCTCCGCAAGCTCGGCAAGGCTATGGGCATCGAAGACGTAGACCTCTTCCTCGATTCCCCCGTCATCGAGATGGGACCAGAGGAACGCTACATCGAATACCTCCAGACGCAGCAGCCCATCAACGTCTACGAAGAAGACCAGCACGACATGTACATCGCCTACTACGTCAAAGCCCTGGACAAAGCGGTGGCACAGGGAGCCAGCGAACTCCTGCTGGCCGAACTCCAGGAAACCGTCATGCGCCACACCATGTTCGCCCAACGCCGCGCAGCCATGACCAACCAGACCCCTGGAGGCGAGGTCGTTCCCGGCCTTGGCCGTGGCCCCGGCGAAGAGGACAACAACATCGCGCCCCAACTTGAGGCCGGAGCCGTTCCCCAGGCTATTCCCCAAGGAGCCGGCGGAGGCGGAGGCTATTAATGGCTTTCTATAATTACCGCTGCGACGACTGCGATATCATCTTCGAGGTCAGCAAGGCCATGAGCAAGAGCGACCGTCACGAGCCTTGCCCCAACTGCGATACCGCAATCGAGAAGCAGCACTTAGCGAAAAGAACATTCAGCGGGTTCGTCAACAGGGACGGAAGCTGGACGCAAGGAAGGTTTGTCCCTCAACTGGGTCCGGGGCATCCTGACCAAATGGTTACATCTAAGACCCAAATGGAACAAGTTTACCGCAAAAACGGAATCTGCTTGGACACGGGCAAGTTCGTCTCGAAGGAAGCCCAGGTCGAAGCAACCGTACCAAGAAACAAACGCTCGGCTAACTGGAAGCGAAAGCTGAAAGATAATCCTACTGTAATTAGTGCAGTTAGAAAATAGCCGTGGTGTTTAAACGTTCGGTGCGTATAATTTCAGTAGCGGGAACTTCTTGAAAGGAACCGGAAGGTACACCGGACAGGAAACCCAATGTCGGATGAAAACACCGATGCAACTTCGGAACCTGAAGTAACCCCGGAAGCCACACCCATCGAGGAGCCTCAACCCACTGAGGTAAATCTCGTAGCGGAGGCAGAAGAGGCAGCTACTAAAGAAGTGGCTGAATCAGGGAAGAAGGTTAGTTCGTTGGATGAGCTTGACCTTGAAGGTGAAGTTCGGAAGCAAGTAGAGTCTTATGTCTCTAAGGCGATAAACGATGCGATTGTAACGCAGCAAAACCGCCAGCAGGAACGTCTCGAAGAGGAAGGTTATATGAACCGAACTCAGGTCGAGGACATGCTGGAGGTAAAGGAAGCTGAATACGCTCGGCGTGACCAGGCGAAAGAACAGCTCCTTGCTACGCTCAACGCAGAGGGAATCGACTTAGGTTCAGAAGAACACATTCAAGTTCAGACCTATTACCGCAAGGCAATAGAGGATGGATTGGTTACTCCAAACATTCTCTTGTCGGAAGCCGGGGTGAGAACCCTGGTCGCCATGTCGGGCGTTAAGGGTGGAGGCGAAGGGGCAGGACCGCAATCCGGTCTCCCACAAACCTCACCGGATGGAACTATCCAGTACGCTGGCGGAACCGTCCAGTTGAATGTTGAAGGTGAAGAAGGCTCAACGCTTGCAGACCGGGTTCGCATGGATATGGAAAAGCAACTCCGTAACCTCTCTTAACTCTTTGCTTTTCTAGGAGTCTATTATGCCTTTAAATCCGGGAAGTGGTCCCGCTTCAACGGCTTATAGTCAAACATTGGACACTATGTTGTCCACATGTTTGGAAACCTACACCAAAGACCCTGTTAACCTTTTCCTCGACGGCGGTGAGAAGTTCCTCGCCACTGTCGCTTCAAAGGGCAGGATTTTTGTTGTCAATGATGCCGCTGCGCTTCGCCACCCGTTCATCTATGACCACGGCGAAGACTCCACTTACTACATGCCCGATGACCTCGGACATGCAAGTGGAACCGGCAACCTAAGCAACGTAGCCACGGAACTGCTCTCGCAGACCGCTTGGTCTATGCATGCTGCTACTCGTAACATCAACTTCCCGCAGTCTCAGCCTGCTGGCAACCTCATCGACTACGTTTCAAACGTGATGAAGGCCAACTTCGCCAGCATTCTGAACGAGGAAGAATGTTTGTTCGTCAGAGGTGTTAACACACCTACTGGTGTTGAAGCTCTTAACGACCCTTTCTTGGGCGACGAGAATTTCAGTGCTGGTAATCCTTGTAGCCTTCCGGCGATTTTCTCTACTGGAGTAGTCACCGATACTCACGAATTCGGTGGTCTCTCCTGCGATGCCACTAACGGTAAGACCCGTTGGGCTGCGGGTACGACTACCGTTACCGCTGCCGGTACGTCCTATGGTGATGGTTCCACAACCGCTATTAACCGAGCGATGTGGACCGACCTTCAGAAAGCCATCATCAATCACTCGTTTAGTGAGACTGAAAGGCCGACCAACATGTACACCACGGTCGGTTGCTTCGAGGCGTATCTTACTTCGCTTAGAAGTGAGGCTGCTCTCCCTGACCCCGTTCAGGCCAACCTCGGTAAAGAGGGAACGATTCCCTTCGGTGGTATCACCATCGACTGGTCCCGTTATCTCTCAGCCGATGTCGTCTGGGATACGGATGGAGCAGGGTCAGCCTCAACTGCCAATGTCCCGATGCTCGGCGTTAACTGGAACTCGCTCCGCTTGAACCTCGTTCGAGCCGGTTCGCCTTCCGGTAACTCTGCCGACCTCACCGGGAAGATTGGTTGGATTAATCAGGTAAGTGGCCTGAATCCTCACCCGTTGACCGTAGTTCTCTTTAAGCGGATTGAATGGAAGCGGCAGTGGTCCCTTGATAATGGCCGTAGGTCGTTCTTCAATCTCTGTGGCAACCAGAACACTGACCACGCTTAATGAGGAAAACTGATGGCGACTCGAACAGCTCTTAGAACCCGTTTGCAAAATCGGCTTGGACTGGGCGTAGTCTCCGCAGTTGAACAAGACAGATTGGACGAGGCTCTGAACGCCGGAATCGGTAGAGCAATCTCCGATGGCGTTCCGGGTCTCGCCCATGACGTTTTGACTGGCACCCCCTTTGGCGAACTCGCCCTAACAAGTGTCGCCGTAACCGCAGACAGCTCCGATGTAGTTCTCGTCGGAGCCAACCCCACAACGACCCATGTTATGCCCCACGATATCCTGGTCGTGGACGTTAGCGGAACCGAGACCAAGTTCCTCATCCGAGATGTTAAGGACGCTAACGAAGTCAATATCGGGGTAGTAGCTACCGCAAGTCTCAGCGGTGGGTCCGACAGCAAGATTATCCGCCGGTCGCTACCCCTTCCCACAGCAGGACAAGTAATCTCCGTCTTTCGCCAATCAACAAAGGGCGGCGGTTCACGCCGATTAACCTATGAACCGGGAGCAGCTCTAAGCCAACCATTCAAAACCGGAACCCCGTCTTTCTTTGAGCAG